ACATCCAAAGATTCTTGAGCAATAAATCCAGCATCAGTTAGCCCTACTCGCATTCCATCGCGCTGGTTCCATGTGAATTTAACTGGACGAAGATCTTTAATAAATTCAATTCCAACTGAAATGTCCTCAATATTGCTTTTATCCCTAACATCAGATAGTGCAGAAATCGTGGCTGTCTGACATCTTAATGTGGTAATTGCTGAGTTTCCAAGAACAATTGTGTTTGATGCTGAAGCACCGCCAGTTGTATTGACTGCTCCGTTCCCAATAAATGTATTATTTGTTCCAGAAGTGTTCTCGTTTCCAGCTCTGTGTCCAATTGCTGTGTTTAAATGACCAGTAGTTATTGTGTCGCGCAATGCATCGTATCCAAATGCGGTATTTGCAGTTGATGTTGATGTCGACATTAATGATTGCACTCCAAAAGCACAATTTCGTGATCCATTTGTGTTGGAGCCTAGAGAAGTATATCCAAACGAGCAGTTATTGTCACCAGATGTATTTGAATCTAATGAAGTTACTCCAAATGCTGAATTAAACGATCCACCAATATTTGATTCTAATGAGTAAATTCCAAGTGCCGAATTGAAGCTTCCAGTGGTGTTTGCTCTTAGTGAGTTATAGCCAAATCCAGTATTTATAGCACCTGTTGTATTGCTTCCAAGGCTTTGAAACCCAACGGCAGTATTTCCTGTTCCAGTTGCAGACGGATTCCCTGTTCCAACTGAAATTCCAGATATTGATGCGTTGCTTGAGGATGTAAAATTGTTAATTGTTCCAACTGTAAAATTGCAAGAAGTTCCAAGCGAGCCACCAAAGGACCCAGTATATGTCCCTCCTGTAAGCACTCCAGTAAGAGTGCTTGCTGTTAATGTTTGAATTGTTCCAGCAGTAAGACTCCTAGCTGTTCCAATTGATCCAGTATATGTTCCAGTACTTGAATTAATCAATCCAGAATAAGTACCAGTTGAAGAATTGATTAATCCAGTAAATGTACCAGTACTCGAATTGATTAATCCAGAGTATGTTCCAGTACTTGAATTGATTAATCCAGAGTATGTCCCACCAGTAAGGTTGGTTGCCAATGTGCCAGCACTTAATGTTTGGACAGATCCAGTAGTGGTATTGAGCGTAGCAACAGTTCCAGTAGTGCTATTAAACGCTCCAATGGTTCCCCTGGTGCATGAAAGAGTACCAATCGTTCCGTTATTAATGCTTAATGCGCACTCAGGGTTAATCGTAGCATCCGCAATCAAAGCGTTAAGTTTCGTATTGGTTACTGTGTCGTTTGCACCAAAACTGGTTCCTGCTGTAAAATTCGGCATATTTTCTCCTAGTTGTTCCTATTTTTGATTACGTCCCAAGCCATTGAACATATAAGGCCAATAACGCCAGAGAGGGCTAGTATCTTAGTCCTTAGATGCTCCAGCGCATTAACCTTATTAGCAATGTCTGCGTAGTTTGCAAGTGACCTCTCGACCATCGAATAAAGCTGAACCTGACGCTCCTCCATCCTGGCGAGCTTCAATTCTATGTTCCAAACTTGGTCCTCGCTCATGGCTTAACTTTGCCTGCGTCAGAGGCTGCACCCATGGTGGGGACGTTAGGATATTTTGTTGAGGCTTGAGCGTTGTTGTCTTCGTGCTTTGGTGAGCAGGAACACAGCAAGAGAGCGATGAAGAGGAGGGGCATTATGGTAAGCTCAAGCCTTGGCCGAGGGTGGTTTTGTATAAATTATATAAATCGGATGGAGACGAGATATCTACTATGCCAACCATAGCGAAAGCTAAAGACCCCCCAAATTCACCCGCACCTCTTCCAATAGCAAAACCAGAAGATAAGGCTAATGGAGATGGTGTTGTAGATGAACCACCAGCCGTTGCCGAAAGAGATCCGTCTATATATACTCTTGTGGGAGACAGGCTAACTCCTCTTGATAGCCAAAAATGGTTATTTGTTAGGGTGTTTTCAGGCCGAGAGGCGTTTGAGCCACTAAATCTAAATTCCCCACCAAAACCAGTTCTAGGATTTAACCAAAAGATGTTTTGTGCACTTGAGTTACTTGCACCAAAGACATTGCCCTTGCCGCCAATAGTAGGACAAGTTCCAGCAATAGCACAAAAAGAATTAACCCCAGCACCAGTAAAAGATGTTGTATAAACATTACTTATGCCATTAAACAAAATTCCGTCAGCACTTAATGTCGGAGATGGAGAGCCTTGTGCAGTCGCATTAAATGTTCCTAGGCCACCCAAAGAATATGCTGTTACTACCGCACTAGGATTTTGGTCTTGGCGAAACGGCCAAGTAACAATACTCGACCACAAGCCCAAATCTTTTACGCCCTTTACAAAGGCATTGATCTGCGCCTTGGCCGTGGCATCAGTAACTCCAGCTCTACTAAAATACGCAGCAGCATCTCCATCATAAAAACTGATGCCAGATACATTCGCTCTTAATCCTAATCCAAGTTGTGGCATATAATTAAATGCAATTCTTCCGCCTCGATCTATTGAATCGAAGCGGAAGAATCACAAGATTTAGGCAGCGGACTTGTAGGCAAGAACCCTGCCAGTACCGACAGTATACCCATCAAACGCACCATAAATGGTGAGTCCAGCAGGGATGGTCGTGCCAGTTAGCGTGCCAGTATAGTTTCCACCTAGCGCACTAAACGTGGTATCAGCAAGAGTTTGAATTGCCCAAAAGGCTCCAGTTTGCGCCGTACCTGTTGAGGTAGTGGCAACAAAGCCATATTCACCCTGGAATCTGTCTAATGCGCGTGACATTAGGTGTGCAGGGCAATTCTGTAAGAAGTGCCGTTAAGGGTCACGTTCAAGGAAGCAGGAGCGGTTGCAACAGTATTAACTGTGCCACCGCTGGAGCTTGCCGTAAACTCGATCACGTTGGTGAAGTTGGCTCCGTCAATTCGGATAGCCTTGTTCTTCGCCCTAACTGGACTGCGTTGAAACTCATTAGCCATATTGTTAATCTCCTTTGCGACTCCAGGCACGTTTCACTTGATCCGCGCTGAATTCGCTTTTGAATCTACTGCCAAGTTTTTGTTCCTGGCGGTAGTACCCCTTCATAATATTTGTTTTATTAGACCCAAGTGGGTTGTCGAGGGGATCGCCAACACCAACAAGAGCCAAACGTTGTGGGACAGTAAACCGCTTCAGATACTTAGGGACTGAGTCCCTTTCAGCTACTGATTTTTCCAGTTCAACGACTGAACCATTTCTGGTATCGGTGTACTGGTAAACAGGCATTAGCTGTAGTTCTCCTCGTCGGCATTCTTCGCCAGCTCACGCATTTTGTCCTCTTCAGACATGTCGTTCTCTTCGTTATTCTCGGATTCGCCTTCGATCATGGCCTCATTGACCTTGATGTATGCAGCTCCGTTCTTAACCATTTGAACAACACCGCTGAGTTCAACTTCATCACCTTCAGAAGGAGGAACGTTGTCTCCGCCATCATTAACTTCAAGCATCGACAGGGGCAGCATGACCATGCCTTTCGACATTTTCATTCCACCACCTTTATTCATTCCTTCTTTCATTTGATCTCCGTTGGAAGAGGCTGGGGAGGTTTTACCCTCCCCAGCTTTCCGAGGACCCATAGCGATTACTAGGGTTCCCATTTAATTGTTTAGCTGTAGTTCGACTTCGCGAAGATCGCGCGGAAGAACGTAGTATCCAATTGTTTAGCAGCATAGAACGTCTTAAAGGACGCTACTACGCGCTGACCATAGGGGTCGGATTTATCAGCAGCGTCAAGGATCGTGACCTTCGGTGAGAAGGGCGAGCCAGAGGCAACAACTGAACTTAGGCTAGGAACGCCAAAAGCGTTTCCGCCCAAGAGCAAGTTGCCGTACACGGCTTGACCAGCAGTCGAAGCAGAAGCCACACCCGCAGCAGCGGTTGCGAACGTCTGGACGTTGGTCGAGGAAACGACCTTGCACCCAAACAAAGATCCAATTTCTCCCTTAAAAATGGCTTCAGGGTTCGAGTAGCTCGAAACCTTCAACCAATCGTCATCCTGCTGGAGGTCACGAATGACCGCAGGGTGAGCGACAAGGACGTAAGAATCCTTGATCTTTGGCGCACGGCTGATGAACAACGA